GCCGGTATTGATATAGATGGCAGATCCGCCCAACAAGCGGGATGTGATAAGCGCGGCCTGTACTTTGGTCTTGAGCCCTAAGCGTTTCTCTACGGCCTCAATCTTGGTAATCTGGTCAGCCTCGGCCCTCCAGTTGCGCCATTTTCGGGTCGCATCTTCAGCCGGGTAATCGACAATAGCGGCAGCAAGCCAGCTTGTACGATAGGCATTTACAAGATCGGCCGAATCCAGAATATCGGGGGTGTAGGTGGTGTGGGATGCCTTATCTCTGGGGGTGCCCAGGTTGGCCACCACGTTTGACAAGCCATCAGCCAGCCAAGTGCCGTTCGAATCACACCTCACTCGGGGCTTTTCGGTCATGCGAATCCGCTCCAGCTGTATCTGTCTCGTCGCATTATTGGCTCCAAAGCATATCTCAGGGCGTCAATCAAATGGTTGTCAGCGTCCACTATATCACTTAGCACGTCACCAGACAATCGGTCAACCTTATAGCTGTACAATCGGAACTCTTCAAGCGTTTTTGTGCAGCGTGGGTGAATGATGACTTCACGAAATGACCGGATAAACTGGATACCGTCCTCTACGCTTCCCTTGCCTTTCTTAACGCCCTCAATGCGTGATAAACCGTTACGCTTAACGTAGCTGATAGTCTCTGGCCGCGCATTGTCTGCACGTACTGTGTGCTTTTCGATGCCGGGTATTGCTTTGATAAGCGCTTGCGCTGTTTCGTCCAACTCTAGACCCACCTTGGCATACTCGTAATCGATCATCAGCTTGTCGTCATTCACCCAAGCGCGAACGCCTGCCGTAGGATCCTGAGAGAAGCCCCAGTCTATCCCAAAATATGGCCCATCCCATCCTTTCTTTGGTGCCTCAAACTCCTCTATCCGGTACTTGCCATTGAATACCTGAGCGTCTGAGTTTTCGAGATATGCGCCCTCCCAGACGTGCGCGTAGGTTGCGGGGTCCAAGCGCTCTTGCTCGCGCCTTCTAAGCGCCTCAAGACCTTCCGGGAAATAGGGGTTATGGTTCCAGTTGACTTCAGCAATCAGGGCGTTAGAGGGCGGGTTCTTGCGGAATCTCTTATCTACCGGACTGCCATCGGTGCGAGGATTCCATATCGCTATCAACTCGCTATTGGGCTGCCTGAATACCGTAGCCTCCAGATCCAACCATGATTGCTCGGGGACAGTTTCAGCCTCTTCGACAATGGTTAGATCAATCTTGGCCAGCGACTTAATGGCCTGAGAGTTGTGACGCAGCCCACGAAATATAAACTCGGTCCCGTTCTTGCCCTTCAGATAATCCACCCCCACATCGTAATGGGCTTCTAGCCAAGGGTGGGCAGCAATCGCGGCTTTGATCTCTGCGTGGAATGATTCTTTAATGCTGGCCTGAAACTCTCGAGTACACAGGATACGCAACGGCTGCGCGTAACCCCAGACGGCAGCCATCAGCGCAACGGAGAATGACTTGCCAGAGCCTCGACCGCCGAACAGCGCCCTATAACGAGTACTGCCAAGCGGTGGCGATAGAATGGGGACCAGTTTAGGAGGTAGCTTGATCTTCGCTATGGTCATCTGACGTAGCGGCCTCGATGACAATGCGGGTGGGGCTCATTGACCCGTCCGGTGAGGTGTGGGCGATGTCCTGCTTATCAACCCAGCCAAAGTTCTTGAGGGCAAAAATTGCCCCGGTCGGCTTATCCCCGCATAACCTCATTTCGTAGTGCCACTCGACCAGGGCCTTGGCTCTTTTTACAGAGTCAGAAAATCCATCGTATTTCAGGTACTCATCGATGCTTTGGCGGGAGGAGAACCCCAGGAATAATGCAAGCCCAGTCCATGTTACCGGCTCCTTTTGCTCATCGCAGTACCAACGGTATTCTTCGACCTTAGCGTCGAACTCCTCCGGTGTTGCGTAAAGTCTGGGTCTGCCAACGGGGTTTGCCATGAATATCTCAGGGTTAGTGTGCCATGCCGCCAGTATACCCCAAAAAAAAGCCCACGCAAGGTGGGCAAGAGGTCAGAGAGTGCTTCCATGCGCCTGCTAATCCGCGCAGGTTGCGGTGAATGTGAACCCCCTTAGCCTACCACAAATCAGTACCACGGAATATCAGGCGCCCTCAGGTCCACCGCATCGTTCGGTGAATACTCGCGGGCTGGGCCATCGATCATGCCGAGAAGCCGCTCATGCCAGGGGTTTTTAGGCTGTGGTGGCTGTGGCGGGGCGTCGTTCTGGGGCGAGACCCACTCAATCGGGTCATGCATCGCCGGCACGCTGTCAACTACTTTCCTTCTCATGCTGCCCCCAAAATCCAATTAACCAACGGCTCCGCGCACAGCATGATAATAATTGCTGTTATCAGCCACCCGGTTCCGCCCTGTTTCTCTTGCTGCTCATGCCGCGCTTTAGCGGCCTTGCGCTGGTCGATCATGATCATGATAAAGCCCTCGCCCGATTAGCCGCAATCATGGTTTTCCTAGTCAGCCTCTCCCGGCTCGGCCCTAACTGCCCGCACAGTGCCAGGGCGCGGTTGGCAGCCTCAATCCGCGCCTCGCGCCCCTGGTGGTACGCCAGAACTCGGTTAGCGGCTCTGACCTGCTGCCGCGCTCGGTTCAGGTCTTCGCCCACGTCTCTCAGCCATTGGGTGCCGTGGTAGATGGCCGGCCTTGGGTGCTGGGGGGTGGTCTTTATGGTTAGCATGATCTTTTGTCCTTTGGTTGTTTTCCGCCCCGTAGGGCGGGGTGGTGTTAAGCGTTGCCGCGGATCAAGTTATAAACCGCTTTGCACATGGGCTCTGGGTTGGTCAGCGCTCTTGTAGCCATCGCGCGAACCTCTCGGCGGTTGCGCTCAACGTATGCTTTGGTCAGGTCGCCGGCCACATCTGCGCGGATCGCTTCGGCGGCCTCTTGCGCTGAGCCGAAGTCTTTAGCCAGGCTGTTGGCTATAGATTTCGCGGCGCTCAAAATGAACTCTTCGCTCAGTCCGGTTTCTTTTGCTAGCTTTGCTTCTGGGCTCATAACCTTTCTCCGTTTTGTTTTGTCTTCCGATCTCTCGGCCGTGATTACAGTATAGGGATTTTATACTGTTGTGTCTAATATCGTTTTGTTATGAATAAGTGAAATCTTAGAACTAAGCGATTCGCCAGATTCTTACCATACAAAAAGTCTCGGGAAGTATTTTTTTATTGATTTAGGCAAGCCAATAGCTTGGCGATATATTCTCAATTAACGCTTAGTAACGCTTAGTAAATGAGAAACTATCCCATCTCGTCTGTAACTCTTTGTTTTTATTATTATATATATAAGGCTTAGTAATATAGTAGGGATAGTCTAAGAGCCTCCTAAAGGCACACCAATCCATCCCAAACAGTCTTTAGGGTTTCGAACTATCCGTACTAAGCGTTGCTCTGGGCCGCATGAATGCTGGACTTTGCTTAGTAAATTAGCCAGCTAAGCGTTAACTATCCGTACTAAGCGTTAGGCGTAACTTATTGTTTTCCCGCCCTTTTCATCGAAACTACACCGACCTTGAGGCCGTGTCAACAGGCATCTTTGGCCCGCCTTGCTGTTGCTTTTAATGGCATAGCGCTATATTCTGCGTCACTGTCCAAACAACTTAATAGGTATATTGCATGAAAACGATTGAGCAAGTACGCGCACTTCTGCAAGATTGCAGCCCCTCCAAGGTTGCCACCGCTACCGGTGTGCACCCAAATACTATCCGCAATATTCGCGATAACCCGGACGCCAACCCAACCCTTAAAGTGCTCAGAGCCATATCGGACCATTTCGAATCTCGCGGGGTGTAGGCCATGAGTGACGAATACCGCGACTTCTGGGAGTCCGGCTATAAAGTATTCGGGATTTACGGAGCTCACGATGGTGTGTGCGGCTGCGGCGACCCCGAATGCCCGGCACTTTTCAAGCACCCGATAGCTAGCAACTGGCAGTACACGCCCGTTTGGTCGGAGGACCAACTGGAAACCATGGAGGAAATGGGCCAATTTTCTACTGGTTATGGCGTATTGGTGGAAGGGCTCCTGGTCATAGATGTGGACGAGCGCAACGGCGGCGCGGATTCGTTCGAGCGGCTGGCCGAAGATGTTCCCGAGATAGCTGGCGCTGGACTTGTAGTGCGAACCGGCAGCGGTGGCGCGTCGCGGCATTTGTACTTTTCCTTGCCTGAGCCGGTGCCATTGGTGCAAAACCTCGACCGCTACCCAGGCATTGACTTTAAAAGCACGGGCTATGTTGTCGGCCCTGGGTCACAACACGCCAGTGGGAACACTTACGAGCGGCTAATGGGCGGTCCCGACGATATAGGGCCGGCTCCCGCCCCGCTGGTTGAGGCGCTGAAAAAGCCAGAGCGGCACCGCGCCACGGCGGGGACCGCCACCGTTGATGTGTCCGACGCCGATATAGCGGATATGCTCGACTACATCCCCAACACCGCTGATACGGACTATGAGAAGTGGATACGCATTGGCATGGCTATCCACCTGGTTACCAGTGGCGAAGGGTACGAGCTGTGGGAGCAATGGAGCGCGAAAGGACCCAAGCATGATGCGCGTAATATGGACAAGAAGTGGCACAGCTTCGGCAAAAGTGCCAACCCGGTTACTTTCGGCACCTTGGCCCATTACGCGGAAGAGGCGGGGTGGGTGGCGCCGGTAGAGTTCACCGATGACACGCATTTTGAGCTACCAGCCGCGCAAGATCAGGAGCCGGAACGCGCGCTGGCCACGAACGGCGTAGACCTCCTGCGTCCGCCGGGTTTTGTGGGCGTTCTGACCCAGTGGATAAATGACCGAAGCCGGTACCCGCGCGAGTCGCTGGCAGTGGCGGCGGCGTTGTCGGTGGTGTCTAGTGCGGCGGGGATGCGCTATCAGGACCCGCTAGACGGCATAACGCCCAACGTCTTCCTGTTTGGCGTGGCCGGGTCGGCCACAGGGAAGGAGGCGATACTAAAAAGCGCCACGGCGTTGCTGAGAGCCGCAGGCGTGGCGCCCGCCGTGCACGGCATGTTCAAGTCCGAGCAGGAGATTTACCGCAACTTGGTGCGGCACCAGCTAGCCGCCTACTTTGTGGATGAGCTGGGAGAGCACCTGGCCAAAATCCAGAATGCCCGCAGCAAAGGGAGCGCGGCGTACTTGGAGGGGATCATTGGGGCGCTGCTGTCCATCTACTCAAAAGCCAGTAGTTTTGCGCTGATAACTGGGGACCTGAAGGAAGAGGTGCGCAAGGCGCTAGTAGCCGAATACGCAAGCGTAAAGAAGCGTATCGAGGAAAACGAGGCGCGGGACCGTGACCACATACGAGCTGAGAACCTGGAGCGCCAGCTGGGCAATTTAGATAACGGCCTAGAGCGGCCCTACCTGAACATCTTCGGATTGACCACGCCCGAGCGTTTCAACGATCTAATGGACTTCGATATGGCCGCCAATGGCTTCCTGGGTCGATCGCTGCTGTTCATAGAGCGAGACGATAACCCAAAGTCCAAGCCGCGTGAAAAAATAAAAACAGGCGATGTGCCAGACAGTATAGCCGCCACTTTGCAACAACTCTATGCCCCCGGCTATTCAGAGGTTCCCGAGCGCGTGGAGCGCATCGGAGATACCGTTGACATTCCTACCAGGCCCGACGCTGAGACAATGCTGGACCAGGTCGAGAGGCACTTTCACGGAATAGCCGAGCAGGCAAAAGACAGTACCGGGCTTACGGCTATTCCCCGGCGTGGATACGAACAGGTAGCCAAAGTTTCCATGCTGCTAGCAATACCAGAAGGCCTGCGAACCGTGGAGCATGTGAAGTGGGCGTTTGCGTTAGTGAAACGAGACATTGATGAAAAAATGAAACTAGCCCACGCGAACAGTGCTGACGATAAAGCCCAGGCGCTAGCCAGCCGGGTAATGGGGTATGTCACTGGCGAGCACGGGGAAACCATCGGGCGCATTCGCAACAAGTGCCGGGGCTACCGAAAGGAAGACGTTGACGAGGTGGTGCGGCGGCTGGTGGATGCTGGCCACCTCAAAGAATACGAAGTAAGCAGCGGGCGCGGGAGAAGCACAAAAAAATATTTCGCTGTCACCTGTTGACAAAATAATATACAGGCGCCACAATGCAATGAGTCGCGACTTGAGGCGGCTTAACCAAACCCAATGTGGAGACAAAGTGTATGAGTATCCTGTCTTTGGCTAAAAAGCCAGAAAACAGGCCGGTGATCTGCACCCTAACCGGCGACGCCGGGGTGGGTAAGACACGGCTTGCAGCAACCTTCCCCAAACCTGTTTTTGTCCGCTCTGAGGATGGCATGCAGTCCATCCCCGAGGGTGATCGGCCTGACGCCTTGCCGGTTATTGCCAAGGTTGAGGAGCTTTGGCAGCAGCTAACCGCCCTCGTGCAAGAAGAATATTAGTATTAAACCGCTGTTATTGACTCGGTGACCGCTCTGGAGCGTATGTTCATTCAATACGTTATTGATAATGACCCCAAGAAGCCGCGCAGCATTAATCAGGCTTTGGGCGGCTATGGTGCCGGCCTAAACGCCGTTGCGGCTATGCACCAGCGGGTGCGTAAGGCGGCGGGGCTCATGAATTCGCGGGGTATGCATGTGGTTTTTATTGCCCACGCGGACACCGTGACTGTTGAGCCGCCGGACCAAGACCCGTACACCCGGTACGACCTACGTCTTGGGAAAAAATCCGTAGCGCCCTATGTGGATGATGTGGATCTGGTGGGATACCTGAAGCTGGAAACCCACACCATGGGCGACGGTGAGCGCAAAAAAGCCATAAGTGACGGTACGCGCTTGTTAACCACTTATACCACGGCGGCGAACGTAAGCAAAAACCGCTATGGCATTACCGAAGACTTGCCCGTTCCAGAGGGCGAGAACCCACTAACCCAATTCATACCAACCCTGGGAGCATAAGCCATGAGTTTTTGGGACATTCCATCCGATGAAATGCCGACTGACGGCAATTTTGAAACCGGCGGTGGGGATATTGAGCCGATACCCGCCAAAACCAAAGTGCTGGCAGCGCCCGACGAAGCCAAGTGGGACGAATACCAGGGTGACCGGTATATCAGCCTGCGGTGGGCTGTCATGCAGCCTGCCGAGTACAAAAACCGAAAGATCTTCCATAAGCTCCGCGTTATGGATTCTGACCCCAAAAAGGCACAGAAGGCGAAGCGTATGCTGGCGGCCATCGACCACAACGCCGGGGGCAAGCTGGTGGCGAGCGGGAAGGAGCCAGATGACCGGCTGTTGACCACTTGCCTGGTGAACAAGCCAATGGTGCTGTCGTTGCAGGTTTGGGAGCTCGAAACCGACGATGGGAGCATGAAACGGGGGAACTGGGTTAGTGCTGTAGGGCCTCGCAACAGGGCGCCGGCGAAGGCGGCTGAGCCAGCTCCGCAAGCCCCGCAACAACCCCAGGTGTCGCAAGGTGGCGGGGATGTGTATGACGACGATATTCCCTTTGCCCCTTGCGGAAAGGGGTTTATGTCAAGTCTCTTATAAACCCAACGGGGCGCCCTTGTGGCGCCCGCTATCCCGGAGTAACTCATGGAACAACGAAGCAAAGAATGGTTCGCTGCACGCCGCGGAAAACTGACCGGCTCAAACGTAGGCGCTGCCCTTGGCCTTAACCCCTGGAAAACCCCGCAAGACCTGATCCGGCAAATGGTGCGCGAGTATCACGGCGCCGAACCCGAGTTTCGAGGGCACGCAGCCACAGAGTGGGGCAGCTTCAACGAGGACGGCGCCCAAGCCGAGTACACCATGGAGACCGGGCGCGCCGTTCAAGAAACCGGGTTCCATGTGCATGAGGGGCTAGATTGGCTGGGAGCAAGCCCGGATGGCCTGGTGGGGAGGGACGGGATAATCGAGATAAAGTGTCCCTTTGGACAACGCGACAAGAATCCGCCCAAGTTCAAGACAGCAGAAGAGCAGCCGCACTACTACGCCCAAATTCAAATCGAGATGGCGTGTACCGGGCGGGAGTGGTGCGACTTTTACCAGTGGGCACCGCATGGAAGTGAGCTGGAAACCGTGCACCGCGACGAGGCATGGCTATCTTGGGCGCTTCCGTTGCTGCACGACTTCTACAAGCGCTACCTAGAAGAACTGGACAACCCCGACCACCTGAAACCCAGGCGCGTTACCGTAAACACCAACAAAGCCGCAATGCTGCTAGAAGAGTACGACGAACTGACCGACGCCATGGATCGGGCAAAAAACCGAAAGGCTGAGGTATTGGCAGAGCTGGTACAAATGGCCGGTGAAAAGGACTCGGAAATTTGCGGTCGAAAGCTGACTCAGGTTGAGCGAGCAGGCTCCGTATCGTACGCCAAAGCGCTCAAAAAGTACGCGCCAGACGCGGACCTTGAGCCGTTCCGAGGCAAGCCTACAACGTACTGGAAACTGTCGTAGCCATGACCCTGCGCCCCTACCAAAAAGAATGCCATGACGCGGCTATCGAATGGATAAGGAAATCTATCGACCCGTGTTTGATTGAGGCTGCCACCGGCTCGGGGAAGAGCCACATTATTGCGGCTATAGCGGCAACGATGCATAAGATGAGCGGCGGCAAGCACATACTTTGCCTGGCACCTAATGCAGACTTGGTGCACCAAAACCGCGACAAGTACCTGGCCACTGGCAATCCGGCCTCTGTGTTCAGCTCAAGCGCTGGCGGGCGGTGCCTCAGGCACCCGGTGGTATTTGGCACCCCTGGAACCGTTGTGCGCAGCATTAAGGCTTTCGGCTCGCGTTTTTGCGCCGTGGTTGTGGATGAAGCCCACGGTATAACGCCCACTCTTATGCGCATCATATCCACCATGAGGGAACAAAACCCTAATCTGCGCGTGATTGGGCTTAGCGCCACGCCTTACCGCCTGGGCGAGGGCTACGTCTACGCCATGGACCAGCACGGGCAGCCGATGGGAGAACAGTGCTGCAAGGACCCATATTTTACGGCGAAAGTGTGCGAGGTGCCGGCGCACTTACTCATAGAGCAGGGGTACTTGACACGCCCTAAGATCGGGGCAATTAACAGCGGTCATTATGAGACCTTGGGGATGCAACCCAACCGCGCCGGTAAGTTTTCCAGCGCCGACGTAGACCAGGCATACCATGGCCATGGCCGCCTAACATCCGCCATTGTCGCCGATGTGGTGGCGCAGAGCCGGGGACGAAAAGGGGTAATGCTGTTCGCCGCCACGGTGCAGCATGCCGAAGAGATCATGGCCAGCCTCCCGCCTGGGCTTAGCCGGATGATTGGGGGCAAGATAAATACCGGAAAGGGCCCCAGAAAAAAGCTGGTAGCAGACTTTAAGGCCCAAAAATTCAAGTACCTGGTATCCGTGCAGACCATGACCACCGGCGTGGACTTTACCCATGTTGACGTTATCGCCATATTGAAAGCTACCGAGTCCGTGGCGTTGCTGCAACAAATTATTGGGCGCGGGCTACGCATCCATGAGGGCAAAGATGATGTGCTAATACTGGACTACGCCGAGAATCTGGAGCGCCACTGCCCGGATGGGGACATTTTTAACCCAGAGATACGTGCGCAACTCAAAGGCACGGGAGGCGGCATTGTTGAAGCCGAGTGCCCGGAATGCGGATGCGTGAACAAATTTTCTGCGAGGCGCAATGAAGATAACCTGGAAATAGACAAGTACGGGTATTTTGTGGACCTTGCCGGTAACCGGATCGAGACCCCGCAAGGCGATATGCCCGCGCACTACGGGCGCCGGTGCCAGGGTCTGGTGAAAAACGGCCCGGTGTTCGACCAATGCCAAGCTCGATGGACGCTGAAACTCTGCCCCGCCTGCGATGCCGAGAACGATATAGCGGCCCGGTACTGCGGGGAGTGCCGGCATGAGCTGGTGGACCCCAACGACAAACTGAAGGCGGACTTCAAACGTTACAAGCGGGACCCTTATCAGATCCAGACAGACGTCGTTATAAATAGGGAGGAAAAGCCTACGCTGGCGCGTAGCGGCAAAGAATGCTTGATGGTGACCTACACCACTGCATACCGGAGTTTTACCGTGTGGCTTCACCCGTGGGCAGAAAGAGGGCGCTTTAAAGCTGAGCACCTCCAATACACCGCCGCAAGGGATGCCGCCGGAGGCATAAGGACAGTGACCTACAGCAAAGACAAGGATAGCGGATTTTACCGTGTGTATGACTACAACCGACCAGAGGATAAAGAGCCGGAATGAAGATACCTGAATGGTTGCCCTGCTACGGGGACCCAGGCTGGCGCGGCCCATGCCCAAAAGAAGGGGCCGAGCAGTTGACTTTTTTTACTGAATTGCGCAAGCGATATCCGGACACGCTTGGGGTTATAGCGCTACACCCAAAGAACGAAGGAAAGAGGCGCGGGGCACAATTCCAGCAACTCAACATGGACAAGGCAAAAGGCATGGCGGACGGGGCTTCGGATATCGTGATACCGGGCTGTCCCACTTTTGTGTGCGAGCTGAAAAGACGGGACCGCACGCAGTGCAAGTGGGAGCCAGGGCAGCTACCGTACTTGAAGGCAGCCCAAAAGTGCGGGGCGTTTGTGTGTGTAGCTTTGGGGTGGGAAGCCGCTATGCAGGCCGTGGAGTCTTGGCTAGGTGAATAACGAAAAACGCCCAAGACAATACGCCGCTGAAATACTAGCCGTGCCCACGCTTGAAGGCCGGCGAAAAGCATTGGATGCGGTGCCAGAGAAATACCGGGAATGGGTTAAACACTACTTGCGTCTCTGGTGGCGCACAACAAAAGAGGAAAGACGATGATAAAAGTTAAAAAAGTAACCGACCAAGACATACTCCCGCCAGCGCAATCAAAGCCGGGAGATGCAGGTTATGACCTGCGATCTGCGTTCGGCTGGGAGATATTGCCAGGCCAACAGCTCGCAATCCCTACCGGCTATGCATGGCAGGTTCCCCTCGGATGGGTTGGGCTTATTCGGCCTCGCTCCGGCCTAGCCTCAAAACACCGCATCGACGTTAGAGCGGGAGTCATTGATTCGTCATACCGGGGGGAGGTGAAGGTTGTTCTGGTCAACGAGGGTGCAGAGCCTTTCATAATCAATCAGGGCGATAGAATCGCTCAGATGGTTGTTGTGCCCTGCATGTTGTGCCCGGTTATCACTGTTAGCCAGTTGGATGATAGCGTTCGTGGGGCCGATGGTTTTGGGTCTACGGGGACGAATTGATATTTGACCTACCCCCGCCGCACTGGTGGGGGATAATCAGGAGAATCAAAAAGAATAACAACCCCAAAACCTATAACAAAATGATATTTCATTGTTGGGGGTTTGGCGTGTATTGTTGGGTTTTAGCATCAAACGGAGAAAATATTATGGAATGGGCTGGGTTAATAAAACACGGCCAATGCGGCCCCGACATACCTATGGATGCAAAAATAATTGCGCGCCTACCGCTTTCTGTGAAGCGCCGGATCATCCCTGAGCCGACGGCAGAGAGTCATTGCATTGAGGCACTTAACGATGCCCACCCCCCAGGAATTGATGGGAAATGGGTTCTGCACGAATGGGTGAATTCTCTTGTGGGGGAATTTTGGCTGGCTGAGTGTGACGGGCACAAGGAGTGCCCTGAATGCGACGGAGACGGATACTTCTTTCATTGGACTCACCAGTATGAGTGCGAAGAATGTGACGGGTCAGGTGAGTCTGACGAAGAGACGTATGTCCGAAACGATGTTCGGTTTGTCCGCTGGGATGGCGTGATCCTGCCCGACCACCCAGTTAAATGGCTAGAGCCATGAACCCAGACAGCGCCCAATTCCGCCGAGCCAACCGGCAACCAGGGTACCGATGCATTCCTCGAGACGAGTATATCCAACGGGCGCACGAGTTTGCGCCCCGAGGCGAGCGGTTAGCTAAGAAATTGACCGATGAGAAGGTGCGCGCAATACGCAAGAACCGGCACGGACTGACAGATAAGCAACAAGCCGAACTGTACGGCGTACACCCGAACATGATTTACAGGATTCGCAAGCGCCTGGCTTGGGCCTGCGTAAAATAGGTGACCCCATGAGAACCAAACGCCACACCCCAACTTACACCATCGACCACGGCTCAGCGCGGTCTTTCCGCCACAGCGTAGAGCGGGCCATGCAAGCCGAGATCGCGCACCTGCGCGAGCAGTGCGCCCGGCTGGAGTCGATCAACGACCGGTTGAACCAAGAGGCCGACGAGCGGCGCCGGGCGCTCCTCAGGTACATCAAAGCGCTGCGGCGCAGTCGGCAGGACGTGCGGGAGCGGGCCGCTCATTACGCCGTGGAGTATATGCGGAGTGTTGGGCGTGAGGTTACGGTGGAGGAGGTTTTGGGGTTAGTGCAAAAAGAGCCGAATGGCTAAAACATATAGGAGAAGATGGTGAGTGATAACAACGATATGCGAGAGGCCAAAGATCTAGCCTGGAAAGCGTTTTGCGAAGCGCCCACAAGTCGAGATCTTGGGCGCAGTAAGGTTGATGCCGCCGTGTCGGCCGCGCTTGAGTGGCAACCCCACCAGGCGCAGGGGGAGGCAGTAGCTGTCTTGTGCAGAGAGGTCTACGCCGATCATCCAGAAATGAATACGGATTGGCACGACCACAGGCCGCTCGAGCCGGGGAGCAAGAAACACGCAGCTCGCTCTGAATCAGGGAATTGGGAGCTATTGCCGGTTTTTGATCGCCCGCCAGCCCCCTCAGCGGTGCCGGACAGTGTAAAGAACGCTTTATCGGTCTTGGATAAATCTTATTATCGGCAATGGCGTCGAGACTTTGAAGCCGGAGACAGGAGTCCAGGTTATGTATGTGGGGACATCAACGCGGTGTTAATTACTGAGATTGTCGAATGGGCAAGATCATTAGCCACCTCTGCCAAGTCCTCAGCGGTGCCGGATAGAGCCCGAGAGTGCTTGTTTGCCGCCGCACGACCCACGGACCTCGACAACCAATGATCGATGGGGAGGATGAATGGTTATAACCCACCATAAAACTATAACTATAAAGTATTAGACTCCAGAGTATAAAACCCCTACAATGTAATTGAATTCATGGGACAAGTGACGGGGTGTGACAATGAAAGATCTGATGAAACGATATACAGAGGTCAGGTTTGCTCTCTATGTCAAAAAAGGCTTTGGTGATCATCAAGCGGCCATTGCGTCAAATTATGCCGCCATGGATATGGCAAACGAACTAAAACAATTTGCTAAGGGATGCGAGGAGCAATACCTTCGGGACGAAGTGGAACATCTTGAAAAATTCCTGGCAGCTTAGTCTGCCAGGTTAAAACGTGAAAAATCAGGAGGCAGTGAACACCAATGACACCACTACAGCAGTTAAGGCTCGACATGAGCAAATATAGCGGAGAGGCCATAGCCCGCGCCTCGGGAGTGCACGGGCATACTGTGCGTGCGATACAGTGCGGGCGTCAGAAGAATCCGCAATTGCAGACGCTGGAGAAGATTCGTAAGGGGCTGGATAAATTGGATAGGGAGGGCGCGAGATGAGCGGGGAAACTAAGTGGACGAAGGGCCCTTGGGTGGCAGACGGTTTTTTTGTGTCATCGAACTCGGGCGGTGCTGTTGGCCATGACATCGTGTCTGCCTGCGGGACAGTCGGGAGGCCAGATTCGGAGACGGAGGCCAACGCACAACTCATTGCCGCAGCGCCGGATATGTATGCCTCGCTAGAGGAAGCTAGGGGGACTATCCAAGCGCTTATTGACGAGGGATATACCGGGCACGTTGATCAGCGGGGACGAATTGACGCCGCCCTAGCCAAAGCCAGAGGTGAATCACAATGATCGAAAACAGCATGGTAATAGGCGCCCAAGACGCATACGACGCCCTGTGTGCAGAGAGCACGCCGGAAGAAATAGCGGTACAAGAAATCCGAAAGTTGGAGTTTCAACGACAGCTCTTGAACAGAGTCGATGCCACTACTCATGGGTACGACTGGGACGACCTCTCGGTGCTGGTATTTGAGGATGATGGCTTCATCGACGCGCTATTCGCAGTTCTGCACAATCACCCTGAGACGGCCATGGCAAAGCTAGTTCGCGCCAAGGCTGAGTGTCTGGCGGATGACTTGGAGGCAGCCGGCGCAACCGACAGCTGGGGGCGGTGAAAATGCCGGGACCGATAGTTCAAGAGCGCGCCGTGAAAAAATTCGGCAAATCGTTTCACAAAATCGTGTGGGACCTGGCCCACGAGGGGTACAGCCGGAGCGAAGCCGCAAGGATCATCGGCTACAAGTGCCCCGCAACTTTTTTTAGGATGTGCAAGCGTCAAGGATGGGATGAATGGTTTTTGCCCACGAACATGACTAACGGGGCCAAGCGAAGCAA